ACTCTTTAAAGTCCTCGAGTTGTAGATTCTCTTTTATGTTCACGAGCGTGCGATAGTACGTCCGTCGATTGTTTGGAAAATTTTTGTCAGTCCGTTCGAATTGTGGAATCCACGCGTCCCGCGAGGCGTCGTATGCGCACTCAACCACCATGCCACTCTTGAACCACGGCTCGTTGACGGGTGTGTCCAGCTCGTACACGGGTTTGCCCCTGTCCTGCAAATACATTCGCCAAGTCGTTCGCGTGTGATCCCACTCGAGTTTAAAATCGATCGTGTTCTTTTCTAGATTTTTGTATTTGAACATCGTCTCGTGGGTGCCCATCTTGACCATGTCCTTGACGGGTATGAATATCACGCCGTCCACCTTGACGTCCGATGCGATCGAGGGTAGGTATTCGTCGACGAAGCGATCGAAATCTGCGAACACGTGAAACTGTTTGAGTCGAAGCTTGTACGGGTCGCTCTTCATGCATATGACCCGGTTCATGAACGCTTCCAACCGTTCGAGTCTGGACAGAAAGTCTAGGTGTCCACACGGTACGCCGTCCATGTGAATCGCATCGAACACGTACAGGTGCGCGCCAAGAAGTTCCGCGTCGAGGATCGTGCCGTCATACGCCTTCGGACCGAGTCGCAACGGCACCTCGATCACGTCGAACGCCCTGTTCACGATGAATGCCTTGCGCTGCTGACCGATTTTCAAGGCGACCACGAACTGTCGAAGTCCGTCGGTCTTCTCCGTGACGACGTAATCGTTCGACGTCAACACGCGAAAGTGTCGACGCTCGATGCTGATCGGTTGACATCCAGGGAAGCGGTCGGGGTTGCTTCCGAACACCCACGTGATGAAGCCAACGACGTGTGCGTGCACGGGGGAATCGCGGGTGATGATCATGTCTGTGCGTTACAATGAGGTCACGTCTCTAAGGGTCTGGCATGTTGTTCTGTTCGAACACCGGAACTTTGTAAAATATTTGACACACACTCGTGCGCGAAAGTCATCGTCACGTTCGCCGCGGTGTACGCGACGATCTTCACGCCTTGTTCCTTCAATTTTTCAAACATACGCCCCGATTTACCAACAAAGATCTTGTCAGCCTTCTTGCGAACGTTCTTGCAGTTCATGACCCACGATTTCGCTTCCGTGGAACTGACCGACCAAAGACTGTTGGACAAGTCCTGACGAACCTCCGTGTCGAAGTGAAGCGCGCGTTGATGGATGGGTTCGGTCGTGCCCTGTTGCGTCGTCTGCGTGAATCTCTCCCAGTCGATTTTCTCCTTCGCCGCGGGGAACACGAGCACGCCGACGCCTTCGAGTGCGCGATCGCCACAAAAGTAATCAATCGTCGCCTCGTCGATGTTGACGCCGTAGTGAATCATGACGATCCGATCGCACGTCTTCATCCGATCTTGAATCACGTCTGCGATCTCGAACGGGTCGTCGTTCACGAAACACAGTTCATTCTGGATACCAGCCCGGATGGTTCGGATGTTGAGCTTGAGCACGGTATGAAGCGTTTTCACGTGTGCCGCGGAATTTCTGGTGACGATGACGGTGGTGAACTTCATTTACATCATGCTACGGTCTCGCTTTTAAGCCGGTCGTCCATCTTAGCAACGAACGGTAAATTTCCTACGTGACCCAGTGTGGTGTGCACGTGGGCGTAGACCTTCCCACCGATCTTTTGCCAGCGCCTCGAGAACGAGTAATCCTCACTCAGGTATCGCTTGGAATCGGGGTCGATCATGCAGTCGAACAGGGCGTAGTAGTTTTTGAAATCCGCGTTTTGATGGTCGTTCACGCAGTACAGTTCCGGGTACGCCGCGTGCATCTGCGTGACGACGTCTCGCTTGATGAGAAGAAAGCCCGTCGCCGCGTCGAGCACTTCGACGAACCCGTTCTCGACCGGTCGCTGTGATGCGCCGAAATTGATCACGAGGGACGAGCTCAACATGATGGGTGATCGAGTGTCGTTTTCTTTCACAGCCTTTTCCAACTGGTCCCACATGATGACCTTCTTCGGGTAGACCGCACAGCTCACGTCGTGCCCGCCCTCGAGCAAGGCGATGACCGATTGTGGATCGAACTCGATGTCCGCGTCGATGAATAGGAAATGCGTCGCGTCGGTTTTCTGGTAGAATCGCGCCAACGCCACCTGCCTCGCGCGCTGCACCAGTGATTCGTTCTCCGTGGTGTCCAAGTACATTTGAATCCCCTTCTTCATGAGAAGGATCTGGAGACGAACCATCGACGTGAAATATTTGTCGAGACATTGTCCGCCGTAGCACGGCGTGCTCACAAATAGTCTGATTTCGGACATGCTTTAGTGAAATTACATTTTTGACTCTAAGTGCTTTTTGATGATGATCTCTATTTTATTGAGTGTCGGGACGCTCAATCCACACATTTCACACACCCCCGCTTTCGTCACGTGGTCTCTCATGGTCATGTAGATGCACGTCGAGGCGACGCTCTTCGGCGTCTTCGACATGAGTTCTACACAATCTTCGATGTCCGCGCACAACTTATTGCACGCGTATCTCTGTTGCTTGGTCGTTTCAAAATTATTGAGCAGACGCTGCATGATGTCCCGCGGTTTCGTCGCCGTCGACGCGTTCGCGTTCGCCGTGTCCACTTTGACATCGCCACGCATGACGTCTCGGACTAATTGCGCGGTCCGGGTGACGTCCTTAATGTCGATGTGGAACATATTCGCCACCTCCTCCGCGCTCCGAGGGAACGAATGATGTTTACAACTAAGCAACACACAGTTCGCCTTGACACCCTTCCTCACGCCCCCTCTCGTAAGCTTTTCCTGTGTGAAAAATTTATAGAATCGTTTCGCGTCGGACAGGATGTTATCGGGAAGGTGCAAGTGACACGCCTCGTCGATTTCCTTGTACGCGTGATACAGCGTGCGATCCTTGTGATTCATGCTCATGTGCAAATTGATTCGAGACAGGCGCCTGTTCTCGTATCTCGAAACCTTCTTCGCCCTAGTCGACATCACCGTCGACTTACCCCACGACGCACTGAAAAGATCGGGATTCGCATTCGGGTGTATGCATCGACTCGGGTCCGATACCCGACCGTCGTCCGTGAGCCCGCTCGTCCACTCCGGTGATTGGTCGATAAATGAGTCCTCGACCAGACCACACACCGAACACGTCGGCAATCCTTCGGGTGAGATCACCTTCACCCCGTGACATTCCACGCAGAAATTCTTCACCAAATTGTGTTGTGCCGGCTTTTCGTTTTTATGTTCATCGTCGTGTTGCTTTTGAAGTTTGTCTAAATCAGACCAAATAGCAGCCAGCATGTTGGTAATTTAGTCGGGTATCTAAATTTTGAATCAGGAGCGCACTGGGGGATATGAGACAATAATTTCCTTAATGTTCTGAATACAAGGGATACCGCGTTTTTGGAATTGTGTATAAATGCGACATACTATGCGTCATGAGAAAGTAATTATATAGGAGTATAGGCGATATGTAAAAGAATTGTGGATGCATGTGATCCAGCGCTGGCAGCGCGGCGTTGTTATCCACACGTGCGTGTGGCTCCGACGCGTCCCTCTGCGTGGCACATGGACTTTCATCCGACCCCTCCACGCGCGCGGTGGTGTCGAACATGCTACTGTATCGTCGTTGTCGTTTCGTTAGATTTGAATCCTTTCGCGCGTAATATTTTTGTGCATGGGACGCCACCTGTGTACTCGTTCTCGAGGGTACGTAGTGAGTGGATATGTCTTTCCATCGACCTTTTCCGAATGCGCTCAGACCCGTGAGGAACGCGGCGTGTTCGGCGTGCGTCCACGGCTGTGGAATCTTCTTCCGACGTTCGGGTGATCGTACCATGACGCGCGCGGATCTGGCGCGCCTCATGGACGTGGGTGGGTTGACGTGTGGTCAGTCATTTTGAAATTTCAAAAATAATTTAAACCAATCCAGTCTTTTTTCGTTCTTCCGGTGTTTTGATGGCGTACATTATGAGAAGGAATACGAACGTGGAGACGATCGCGTATTCGATGTCCTGTGTCGCACTTAACGCGATCGCGACGATTGAAATGTAACGGAACAAGGGGTTATCGAACATCACCTGAAGATTTTTCGGAATGGAGATCGCGTTCCCAGAGAAGAGACCCTGGTAGAGAATCACGAGCGTGAACACGATGGGACGAGCTCTGAGCGCGGACTCTAGCGGATCCGTGATCGGTGATAAGAAGTTCTTGATCATTTATATAGCACTCGAAATTAAATTCATGAGGGTCTCAGTTTTACGTCGGTGGGATTCGCTCTTCATGAGCCACGGTGACTCGATGAGTTCAAGGATGCGTTCATTATCGTCTCCGTGGTCACTTGGTGCTTCAAAGTTTCGAATGTAATCGGCGACGATGTACACGACGCCGTCCGCGAATTCTTCGTCCGCCATCTCCAGCCAGCTGTCCTTGTCCGTGCCCCACGTCCGCGGATTGTCCCTCGTTCGAACACCGTGTCCATATTTTTCACGTCCCAGTGCCAAACGCTTGCGAACGAATTCCATCTCACGTGATTACTCAAGCACTCTTTAATAATTTCAACATGATCAGACCTATCGCGGCGGTGAGAACGTGAATCGAGTCCACCGTGACGGGTCCGATTCGAAAAAGTCGATACGCCAAGGCGTGACACACGTTCTTTTCACCGCGGTTACCCTTGATATTCTTCAACGCGTCGGGACAGTGTCGGGCATTTCTGTTCGTGCTCTCTTGTCGCGTCATGACGTTGTCCTCGTCCGTCCAAAACGAATTCTCGCCGTCGACGAGTTTCCTCACGCCTGGAATGCGAGACGAATCCATGTCGAAGTGATCGGAATACTTATGCAATAACGCTTTTCGAGCGCCGTCTCGCGTGACGAAATACGCCGCGGCGGATCCGGACAGTCGACCGGGTGCACCGCCACCCTCTGGACAGAACCCATCGCAATGCAGGAAGAGAAAGTCCCAATCGAGATTGTTTCCTCTGATTTTGTCTTCGAGATGTCTTCGGTCGATGAAGAGCGGGTACGCGTCGTCTTCGAGAATGAGCGCGATCGGACTGATACCGTTCTCGAGAAAGTGTTCCAACGCCTTCAGGTGTGAATAACAACACCCAATGTTACTCTTCGGCATGATGACGCGCGCGTGAGGTTTGAAAAATCGTTCGAGTTCCGGTTTTCGAATCTCGTCGTACGCGTAGCCGTGCACTCGCGTGGGTTCGATTCCGGTCTGTCTGAGATACTCCCTCTGTGTGACGAAACGGTCGGGTTGTGCGTCCATGTTAATCGTATACGTGCTGAACATCTTACTGTTACAATAGGAAATTAGTCGTCGTCTTCCATGTCCACGAATTCTTCGTCGTTCGCCTGATCGTCTTCGTCTTCATTGTCTTCGACGTCCATGCCTTCAAAATCCTCGTCATCTTCCTCCTCGTCGTCGTGTTCATCTTCGACCACGTCTTCTTCGATGACGACGACGTCTTCTTCTTGTTTTTCCTTTTTCGCCTTTTTGGCTTTGGGTTTGGGTTTGGCTTTCGGTTTGAAAACCTTATCGAGGTCGAATTTCTCGCACACAGACTGAATTTGGTCATGTCGGTTGATGATTTTTTTCAAAAAAGCGTCGTCTGCTCCAAGTTTTTTAAACGCAATGACGAGCTCGTTGAGCGGTGGCTGCTCCGTCTTCGACCAGTACTTGGTGAAAAGATCGTGAAGCACGCTACCGACGACAATCGTCACGTACTCGGTCTCTTCGTCGACGATGAGTTGCACATCGAGTTGCACGGCGTCGTTGAACGTTCTCCATGCCAATTTTTCACATTCGACCGTTGGTGGTGGTGGCGACTTTCGCCGGTACACCTTTGGGTCGAAGCGCGCCGGGTCGAACGTCCACCCCTCGGCTCGAGCGTGTCGCTCGTACAGTGCGATGTAGTCTTCGAAGCGATAGATTGGCGCCGGCTCGTAGGTGTAGACACGACTCGGCGGTGGGTTGCATATCGCGTCGAGGTCGAGCGTCGGCATGTGAGAGTACTTATGTATTGCATGTATTTAGATCGCTGGAGACTAAAAAGTCTTTAAAGGCGGAATGAGACTCGATTTTTGGATGTGACATTTTTTCGACCCGTGTTCACGTGATTATCAACCATGCGTGAAAAATTAAGGTCCAACCACTCGAGAAGTGCGGCGGTTTTTTTGACCGAGTGATCGACGTTGCGTCCACAGTCAGCACCGTGTGACCACTTGTCGCACCAAATCGTCTTGTCTTCGGGCGACAGACCCTTCCACCCGATGAGCATGAATTCCTGGATGGCACTTTTGAAGATGAGTTTTTGCGTCGTCAAATCCAAACTCACGAACTCTTGAAAATTTTCAAACTCATTCATGAACCAATCGAGCACCACATACAACTCCGTGATCGAATAGAGGTTTTTCTCCTTGAGTTCTTTCTTGCCATCAGCGCTTCGCTTCTTGATGTCGATGTTGACGTATTCAAGCCGACGATCGAACGCGTGGAAAAGTGCGTTGAGAAACTTGATGATGTCGTTCTTTTTCTTCGTCTGCCATTCCGACGAAAGCATGAGCCGTTCACATTCCGGAAGCGCCTTCTCGAGAATGTCTTTGTTTGATTTCGCCGTCGTTCCTGGAT